CAGGTTGAAACCCCGGACCCGGCACGCTGGGTCTCTGTTGACGTCATGAATCAGGCGATCGAGCAGGCCCGCGCATCCGGTGAAGAGCAAATTGCTCAGTTGACGCTGCAGCAGTCCACCGACCTGATTCAGGCAGCATTGTCTGACGGCCGTCTGTTGCCGGCGCAGAAAGGCTGGGCGGAGGCGCTGGCCAAATCCAGCTCCGACAAACTCCGCGAGCATCTGAGTAAGCAGACCCGTATCGCGGCGCTCACCACCACCCAGACCGGTGGCCGTCCGCCGGCGGGCCTGCCGTCCAGAACCGTCGATGCTCCGGAAGATGAGCTGAATCCGGCGGTGCTCAGCATGATGGGCCTTGATCCGAACGATTTTAAAGAGGGAAACAGCAATGTCTGATCGTAACACTCCCTGGCGTAATGGCGACCTGATCGCCGCGCCGGTAGCTGCGGCCACGATGATTTATGGCGGTCATATGGTCGCGCTTAACGCCAGTGGTCTGGCTGTTCCGGGGGCAGCCACTGCGGCCCTGACTATCTTCGGCGTCTCCGATGAGTACGCCGATAACACCGCCGGCGCAGCCGGGGCAACGTCGGTGATGGTCCGTCGTGGTAAAGCCTGGAAGCTGGCCAACCTGTCCGGGGATGCCGTGACCCAGGCGGATGTCGGTAAGCCCTGTTATGCCGCCGACAGCATCACCGTAGCAAAAACCAGCAATACCGATGCACGACCGGTAGCCGGTACCGTTATTGCCGTCGAGTCCGACGGTGTCTGGGTTGAAATTTAAGGAGAACAGCCGTGTTAGTGAACAAACAGAACCTGAAAACCATTTTTATTGGTCTTAAGAAGACCTTTCAGAATGCGTTTGCTCAGACCCCTAACGACTGGCAGCAGATTGCCATGGTCGTGCCGTCCAGCACCAAGGAAGAGAACTACGCCTGGTTGTCGCGTTTCCCGAAAATGCGTGAATGGGTGGGCGAAAAAGTGGTGAAAGCCCTGGAAGGCTTCAGCTACACCATCCGTAACAAAGACTGGGAAGCGACCATTGAGGTCGATCGTAACGATATCGAAGACGACACCATGCTGGGCTATGCGCAGCAGGCGCAGGGTGCTGGCCAGTCTGCCGCAGAACTGCCAGCCGATATTATCGGCCGGCTGCTGAGCGGTGGTTTCACCAACTTCTGTTATGACGGTCAGTACTTCTTCGATACGGATCACCCGGTCGGTAGTGGCGTGGCATCCAACAAAGGCACGAAAGCGCTGTCAGCTGCATCGTTCGCCGCAGCCCGGGCATCTTACGGTGTAGCCCGTTCAGCGATGCGTGACTTCAAGGATGACGAAGGTGAAAACCTGCGTATCCGCCCGGGTCTGCTGGTTGTCCCGCCGGCGCTGGAAGATACCGCCAACTATCTGATGACCGCCGATCGTTTCCCGGATAACACACCAAACATCTACAAAGGGACAGCGAAAGTCCTGGTGTGGCCGGGGCTTGCTACCGATACCGAGTGGTATTTGTTTGACAACACCCAGCCGGTGAAACCGCTGGTCTATCAGGAGCGTAAAAAGCCGGTATTCGTCGAGCAGACTAATATGGACAGCGACGACGTCTTCCTGATGAAGAAGTACAAATTTGGTGCCGAGGCCCGCTCCAACGGCGGTTATGGCTTCTGGCAGATGGCTTTTGGTTCAACCGGGGTGGATGCATAAATGCCTGAAATTACGATTACCTCCAAGCGCGACGGTTTCCGTCGCTGCGGTGTGGCACACCGTGACGTGCCGGTAACCTGGCCTGATGGCAGTTTTACTGACGAGCAGATCGCCATCCTGCGTGCCGAGCCGGCGCTGGTTGTCCATCTCGGCGCGGTCAGCGGCGATAACGACAAACTAAAAATCGCTCAGGGACGGATTCAGGAGCTGGAGGCTGTCGTGCTGCAGCTCAACGACGACGCGGCTGGTCTGAAGAGTCAACTGGCTGAGGTGACCGCTGACCGCGATCGTCTGCAGGAAGCGCTGACAGCCGCAGGTAGTGCATCCGTCTCAGAGGTGAAGGAAAACGCTGATGACGATACCGCTGCCGATGAGTCTTCGGCAAAAGCGAAAAAGTAAGCGGAGTCAGCTATGTACGCAACCCGGGACGATATGGTCAGGCAGTTTGGTGAAACGGAATGTATCGCGCTTTCCGATCGTGACTATACCGGTGAGATTGACGACGACGTGCTGAACGGTGGCCTTGAACGGGCCACCGCCACCATCGACAGCTACCTCGCTGGTCGTTATCCGGTGCCATGGACCGATACGCCCGGGATCCTGACGGGTAAATGCTGCGATATCGCCCGGTACGAACTGACCGGCGCAGAGACGCAGAACACGGAGGAGATACGTCAACGTTATGAAGACGCAATCAGGTATCTGGAGCGTGTGGCTGATGGCCGCATCACGCTGGGCCGTCTCCCGGATGGCTCAGTCGCTCAGGGCGGGAGTGTTTCCCGCTTTTCCTCGAATGGCCGGGTTTTCGGGCGCAGTGAAACGGATGGGGGTGCATTTTGATTATCACGCAAATCGAATCCGCCATTATCGACAGGCTCACCCGGGGGCTCGGCAAACTGGTCCGCGAGGTGCGTTCCTACAGTGGCGAACTCGATGGCGAACCTGCTGAAGTGGTTCGTCAGTTGCCGGGGGTATGGGTTACGTTTGGCGGTGTTCAGGGGTCAGAGCTGCTGAGCACCGCACGTAATAAATGGCGTGATACCGGGCGTTTTGTGGTCATCGCGGGCGCGCGAAGCGTGCGCAGTGACCAGGCTACCCGCCACGGTGGTCCGTCATTCAACGAGGTGGGTTCTTACCAGTTGGTGTATGCCATCCGCCGGCTGCTGGCCCGGCAGGATTTAGGGTTGCCAATTGACCACCTGATGCCCGGCAAGGTGCGGACCCTGTTTAACACGCAGGTCCAGAAGGCCGCTATGTCCGTATTTGCCTGCGAGTTCGACACCCGTTTTGATTCTGAATCACTGCAAAATGGCCGCTTCCCGCTGGCTCCTGCAGACCTGCCACCCGGTCATCCTGACCAGATTTTTGGCGAGTATGACGGTGCCAGCAGCGAAGACGACCCGGCCTGGCTGACCACTGATTTGCAGTATTTCCTGAACGGCCGGGAGCCGTTCGCTGCTGAGGACATTATTCATCATGAAAGTTAAAGCCCGTGAAGGGATCCGAGTACCGCGCGAGGATAACCCCCGCCGCTACATCGAGCAGGAGCCTGTTGAGGTTCCCGGGAGCACCTATTACCAGCGCCGTCTTAACGAGGGCGACCTGGTCGAAGTGACTGAAGCGACTACCGGCAAAGGAACTAAATAATGTCCAGCCCGAATATTTCTTTCGACAATATCCCGTCGAGCATCCGCAAGCCGGGGCAGTATTTCGAGTTCAACACGCGACTGGCGGTGCGCACGTTGCCGGCGAACGCGCAGAAGGTGCTGATTGTCGCCCCGATGCTCGCCTCCGGTAGCCTCGATCCGCTTGTGGCCACCACTGTCTTCAGCGGCGATGAGGCTGCGGTTTACTTTGGCTACGGGTCAGTCGCGCACCTTATGGCCGTGACGGCCATTAGCACCTATGCCTATCTTGACCTGACCGTTATTGGTGTCAGCGATGCGAGCGCCGGCGTTGCCGCCACCGGTACGCTGACCATCACCGGGCCTGCCAGCTCTCAGGGCGTTGTCAGCATGTGGGTCGGTAAAACCCGCGTGGATGTGGCCGTCAGTGCGGCAGATACCGCAACGGCCATCGCCGCAGCAATGAAAACTGCGATCGACAATCAGCCGGAACTGCCAGTGACTGCTGCAGTGGCTGCTGGTGTCCTTACGCTGACCGCGAAGAACAAAGGTACCGCCGGCAACGATATTCGCCTGCGTGCGCAGACCACCGCGTCAGGTACGACGACTGCCATCGTTGCGATGGCCAGCGGAGCCACTGACCCGGATATCGCGCCGGCGCTGGCGAACGTCGTGGCTGCAGGTCACAACATCATCATCAGTCCGCTCTGCACCCAGGCAACACTGACAGCACTGCGTACCCATCTGGATTTTGTTTCCGGCCCGATGGAGCAACGTGGCGCGGTGGGCGTCGCCGGCTGGCCGGGTACGCTTGCCGCCGGTACCACGCTGGCGTCACAAATCAACAGCGGACGTATTACGGTGGGCTGGCATAACGGCTCCGCCATGCTGCCGGCTGAGATTGCGGCAGCATATGGCGCACGTATTGCCAGTGAAGAAGACCCGGCCAGGCCACTGAACACCCTCACGCTCGCGCTGGATGTGACGGACCTCGCCAGCCGCCCTGGACGAACCGAACAGGAAAACGCGCTGCATAACGGCCTGACTCCGTTTGAAGTGGGTTCTGGTGAGACGGTGCAGATCGTCCGCGCCATCACGACCTATACCCGCAATGCCAGCGGCGTCGATGACGTGTCTCTGCTGGACCTGACGACTATCCGAACCCTGGATTACGTGCGTAAAGCCTGCCGCGAGCGTATTGCGCTGCGCTTCCCGCGTGAAAAGCTCTCTACGCGCACGCCTCCACTGGTTCGCAGCGAGCTCTATGACGTACTCCTGAAGCTGGAAGAGCTGGAAATCATTGAGGAAGTTGACGCCAATAAGGATGCGCTGATTGTCGAGCGCGACAGCCAGGATGTTAACCGCCTGAATGCCCGTATTCCGTCGGATGTGGTGAACGGTCTCCACGTCTTCGCCGGTCGTATCGATTTGCTTCTGTAAGGAGAGCATGTAAATGGCACTTGAAGAATACGTCGGCTCAATCGTCCTGTACGTGGACGGCCAGGAGATTGAGGTTACCGATATTCGACCCCAGACGAACACCGGCCGCAAGCTGGTGAAAACAATGAACCGCACCGGTCGTGCTAAAGGTTATGCGAAGGGTATTGCCGAGCACCAGCTGCAGATCACAGTTGTAATGCCCAAAAACGTCGCGCAGCCGGACTGGGATGAAATGGTGGGTGCAAAACTGACCACCATGGATATGGACGGTAACCCCCTGTATAGCTACCTGGACTGCTTCACCACCCAGACCGGGGAACAGTACACCGTGGACAATGAAGCCCGCCGCGATATTACGATCCAGTCACTGCGTAAGGTACAAGGATAATGAAAGCATCAGGACAATTACT